TTCATATGAAGGAGATGAAGCAAAAGATATTTTACTAGTAATTAATGTACCCATTCCTGAACGGAAAAGTAATCCATTACCTACATATAATATATCTGCTGTTGTATCAAATTCAATTTTTTCACATGTTCTCATATTACCTCATCATGTTTAATAAAAAAGACGCATCATTACCAAAAGTACCATCTGCATAGACATTATATATATTTGCTTTGGAATTTGCATAACTAGAACTTGCTTCGTAGACCATTAATTTTATAAAATAATTTCCTGTATATCCTGACACATCTAAACTGTTAACCCCTCTTGCCTTAGAGATTTCTCTAACTTCATATTTATCAGTAAGTGTACTATCTGCTTTTACTGTACCTATTCCTAGCCAAATCCTGTGAACTATACCATCACTTTCATAATCAAAATATAAGGTATCTATTGTTGTAAAATCTATAGCTGAATCAGTTACATAAGTTCGATAATTAGGATGCCCAGAAGCATAGGGGCCTGCATATAAATATAGATGGTCTGACTCTTTGCTTTGAGTTCCTACCCCTTCACTATGGCCAACAGCCCAATCTACATTTTCAGTTCCTGCTGTATAATAATATTTTGTTGCCATATATCCTCCTAAATATTCTGCCCAATTACAAAGCCGTCATAAGTATCGACCCCAGTTACTACATATCCTAACATATCTCGTTTATCTGCTGTGGTAGTCAAAGTTGGCGCTACTCCTCCGACATATTTTATAGTTGTAAACATTGTTGCTGTTCTTGAACCTGTACCATCTTGTGTTATACCTATAGCAAAGAATTGCCCCACTGTTCCATTAGATATTGCTATTGTTATATTTCCTGCTGGCATGGTAATTAAATGATAGTTACCTAAAGCTAAATTTAATGTTGCTGTGGCTGCTGCATCAGGGGTATAAGTTTTAGGGGCATGGACTATAGCCCCCTCATCCATTGTTAGTTTACCAGCTTTAGTTTGAGCGCCTGTAATTATAACAGCGGTTGCAGATGTAACATCAGCTAGGGCAGTTATGCCATCTAACTTTGTAATTTGAACTGCTGTAGCTAAACCTTTTTGTCCTGCTGTAGCACTTTGTATATCATCACTTGCATCCGTATGAGAAGTTGCATGAGCCTTTGGCGCATTATCAGCAGTTACATCTGCTAATGCAGTAATACCATCTAATTTAGTTATCTGCGTAGCTGTAGCTACTCCTTTTTGAGCAGCTGTTGCAGATTGAATATCATCATTACCATCTGTATGTCTAGCTTTATGGGCTGAATAATCCCCTTGGGATAGCTCTTTTGTAGATCGTGATGCACCTAAGTCTACATCTGTTATTTTTATTTTATCGCCTACTAATTCTATTTCATTAGCCATTTAATTATCCTTTCTTATTGTTCTATTAGATCGAATGCTGGGCTTTTCCAGACCCATTTACCATCCGTCCTAAATTGAGTTTTTGTTAAAGCTCCTGCATAAACTGTAGCCGATTCTTCAACATCATTATCTTTATACGTTAAAGTAAAGAACATAGTTGAACCAGTTATTATATCTTTTATAGTATCTAAATCATCGCCTCTAAGAACTTCATATTCAAAATAAAATTTTCTTTTAGTTGCTATATATTCAAGGGTCATATCACCTGTAGCAACACGCCCTGCTTTTGTTAAATTAAATGAATCTATTTTAAAATCTTTAGGTTGTTTTATGCTTTGCCCTGCTAACGTCAAAACTTGCATTTATCCTGACCTCCTTGCTTCAGCTAAACGTATAGTATATAATTCTCTTTCTAAATCTCTTTTATTTATTGGTACCATTACATAATCTGAATCAGCAGTACCTTGATTGTTATTATTAATTAAGCCACCTATCATATCTGCAAATGGTTTCATTGATGTTTTATTTAATGGTTGCACCATTTCTGGTGAATTTCCTTCACCAACACGTATTATCTGATCTCTTGATACTACACCACCAGTTGCAAGATGAGGTAGTCTACCAATAACACCACCTGATGCAAAACCTGGTACACTTGCTCCTGAAGGTCTTGGCATATCTGCCAATGCTTTAAATGCTTTTCTTTGTGACTCTATTGCTCCTTGCCAATAAGTCCAAACAGAATTTTTTAAATCCTCTTTGTTACTAGTAAAAGTTTTAGCTATATTACCAAGTAAGCTTTCTACTCCATTAAGAACTGTAATATTATAAGCAAGCACTTGAGCTTCTGCATCAGCAATAAAATCTAACCAGCCCTCATTTACTTCTGCAAAATAATCAGTCCATATTTGACCTACTTCTTTTGTCCAAATTTCAAAGTTTTCTTTGGTATCTTCTTTAAATGTATCCCAAACCTTAGTTATCTCAATAGTTGCCTCATCTACTACATCAACAGATTCAGTTTTCCAAGATGTCCAAATTTCACCAAATTCACCACTCCAAATTTCTAACTTTTTATTAGTATCTGTACTAAATGTATTCCATAAGCCTGCTGTCTCTGTTTTCCAGTTTTTTATTGTACCAGTACTATTAGTTTTAAAATCTGAAAAACTTTTTCCTGTATCAGAAGCCCAACCTGTTATTTTACCAGCAGTATCATTAACCCAACCGCCTATAATACTTGTTATATTAGTTTTCATTTCTCTAAAGCCTTCAATTGTAGGCTTCTTTATATAAGTTATAAGTGCTACAAAAATCTCACCTATTACACCTACTCCACTACTTACTATATCTATTATAAGAGCTAAGCTACTTTGAAACGTACCCAAAATTAGTCCTAACCCACCAAAGATAATTCCTACTATTGTAGCAATCCCAGTAGCAAAACTCTTACCAAGGATGGCGAAAAAATCTACTATTATTCTACCAATAATATCAAGTAACTCAATTATTTTAATGATAGAATCTCCTAAAGCAGTAGTAAATAATAGTATCAATCGCCCTATAGTATCTAATACAATCCTAATTGTTTTTCCAATAGCTATACCTAAATCATAAGTAACTTGATAATATAAATCTATAGTTTTTGTTATTGTATTATAAATAGCTATAAAGAAACCTGTTATAGTTTCCCATAATAATTTACCGCTTTTTTTGGCTATATCTATAGCAACACCCCAGCCATCTAAAAATGTATTCCGCCACCATACTACATATTGTTTCCATAAATCCCATATTTTTTCTAGTATATTTTTAGTTTCTTCTTCTATAGTTCCGCCTAAATCAGGAATACCTATATCCATATCAGGCATACCAAAATCACCCAATTCTCCAAACTCTCCAAGCATAGAACCTAACCCTGCTGCCTTAGCCTTTTCTGGAATATTATAAACTTCATCAAAAGATGCTAAAAATGTATCCTTAACTTTCTTTCCAGCTGCTTCAGCTTCATCGCCAGCATCACTAAATCCATCAATTAATTGTTGCCAATCTATATTACCTAGATCAGAACCCATACCACTTAAAGACATTCTTGCTACAGCTATACTATTAGGTATATCTATACCAAATAATTTTAGTATAGTATTACCAAGACTTGAAAACCATTGTTGCACTCTAGGTATAGTTAAAGCCAATGTTACTAATAATCCTACCAATAAACCAATGACCTTGGCTGCCTTACTTGAAAATAATATTAATTTTTGCATAATTTTAACCAATGTTGCTATAGCTGTAGCTACTTGCATAGCTACAAATAAACCTACTAAAGTTGCTGCTAATATCCTCATCATTTTACTAGACTTAAATGCAGTACCTGTTATTGCTTGTAAAATCTTACTAAATATTATAAAACCTTTAACTACCCAGTTCATAAGAATAAATCCTATAGTAAGAAATTCTTTTCTAAGTGGTTCAAGAGCTCTCCAGGCTTCACCTATTACTTTACCAAGTTCCATAAATAAATGTAATAATTGCCAAACATTTAATGCTATATCAGGTGGAAACAACCTTGAAATTAATCCAGATAATCCCCTACTTTCAAATATATCCCACATTTTTGCAAGCATTTTTCTTAAATTACCCAGTCGTTGTTTTATGGTATCAAAGAAACCCGAAAAAATATCTCTTGATATAAATAAGAAATAATCATGTATAGATGAAAGTAATCCTCCCATTGTAAGTTCCATTTCAGCAGCAGCCCCTTTAAATTTCATTACTCCTTTAAGTATTGCAGGAATAGCTACGTCTGCTGGTAAACTAAAAGCATTTGGAAATTTTGTAATTCCTAATTGTTCTTCCAATATTTTCATAATAGGAACTCTAGCAGAAACAAATAAACGTAATTCTCTCCTAGTCATTCTTCCTTGCTGTTGTACTCTACCTAAAGCCCATGCAAGTTTTTCCATCTGATCAGCTTCTCCTCCGGTAGCAGCCGATAAATCAGCCATTAATACAAGCATAGGTCTTAATTGAATTTGCTCAAATCCAAGAGATAATAATGTAGTTGCAGCATCTGTTACTGTTTTCATAGTAAAAGGTGTTTGGGCAGCTATTATTTTTAAATCTTTAATTAATTCTTCGGCTAATTTAACTGTATTTTGCATTAAATTATTTACATCTATTAATAAAAATTTAAAAGCTAATTCAGTACGTTCCAATGCTATATTAAAATTCCAAAGCTCTTTAACAGCTTGCTGTATAGGTTGAAGTATTCCACGATATAATACCTGGGAGATAAATATACCTTGGACTATACGACCTATATCTTTTAACCATCCATAAGTCTTAGAACCTGCTATGGCTGATTGCTTTAAAGGTTTAGTAAGACTTTTATCAACTTTAGTACCTACTCCAGACAAAGTGCTAACAATACCTTTTTGCAAAGTCTGTATTTGACTTAGTACTTTTACTATAGCACTCTGGGCTTCTATTTCTAATCTACCGCTTAATGTACCAACATCAGTCATTTAATCACCTCACAACACCTTATCTATTGGTGTTAATTTATCATTATCTTTACTTTTTGGATCGTTTATATAAACATGCACTTTCATAAGTGCATTAAACTCACGTGGAGTTAATCTGACCCAATTTTCATCTGTTCTTTTAAGTATCACAATGCTCCCATATCTAAACCATTCCCAGTCCCAGCCATCAGAGTTATCATATTTGTTACTAAACTCTGATGCTGAGACTTGAGTTAGTTTTTTTCATCATCTACCTTTTCAGGCATTGATCCTTGTATTGCTTCCATCATCTTTTCTACAACAAATTGAAAATTCCCAAATTCTAAAAGATGAGCTACTGTCTTTTTGGTTATTTTTTCATCACCATAAAGAAGTCCTGCCCATAAGAAATTTCTTATAGCTTTTAGACTGAACTTTCGTTTTTCTACCTTTTCACCTTCATCGTTATCAACCATTACAGGTTTACCATTACTATCTTTAATTAATTCGCCCTGAACGATTTCCATGGCCTCCTCTATAGAACCATACATTTCTTCAAGTTCAATGAAAGCATTAAAATCATATTTTATTTTGTACGTTTTATCATCAATCACACAATCTACAGGTTTTACCCTGACATTTTTTACATTACTCATATTATTGACCTCCTTTTTATTTAATTATTTTACGGTGCATCAGGTCCATCAGTGAACCATGTGTCACCTACATCTACATAAGTTGCTTCATCTTCATCTGCCATTTTTCTCCATACCTCATCATAATCCCTCTTTACAAACTGACCCATTATAGAAGCAGTTTGCCAATTTATAGAATCATCCTTTGTTTCACTATTATCCTCCATTACTCTAAATTTACCCTTAACCATCCAGTAATATCTATAGCTACCATTAGACTTTATTGATCTAAAGCCAATAGCAAGCCATGGTGGTACATCTGTAGCCTTATTGAATAAAATACCACTTGCTACTGCATCACTACCAAGCAAAATACCCTGTAACGCTAATGGTATATCAGCTACATCTAATTGAATCTCAATCTGTCCAAGCTGACTTGTAGAATCTAACGGTCCATCATCAGCAAATAGTGATCCACTAGTTGCATTAGGATTAATGTTAGCTACTATTGCCCCTGTTATTCTCACAGGTGTTGCATAAACAGCACCATCAGAAGCGTCTGTAGTAAGTAAAGCATAATATAAATCTTTTAATCCTACTTTCGTTCCATCGTATGCCATGTTCATTCCTCCTTTCTATTTTTAATTTTAGTCACCGACTGTGACTATTCCCATATTAAATACAAATATATATCTATTATCTGCATCTTTATCCAATTGAAATGGATAATTTCTTGTTGATACAATACCCCATCTGGTTGCCGTAAAATCTATTATTCCTATTTCAGCCTCTGGGTCATACACACTATCATACAAAGCTATAATTTTACTTTTAGCTGTAGCACGTACTGTATTTCTTACCCTTACCTGTATTGATCTATTATTGGTATTATTTATGAAACTTGCCTCTCCGGCATATTCTTTTATAGCAACACAATTAGCAGGTGTATCTGGGCTTAAATCACCGAATACATCAGTACCAAAAACAGTTACTAATCCTTTAGTTTTCCAGTAAGTTGCAATATCTGTAATTAAATCAGACATTATCTTGGAGTCACCCCTTTAGAAAATACTACTTTCATTTCTTTAGCAAAAGTATTTAAAAATGCTCCCTGATATGCTCTAATAGGATCTTCTAAGTATTTCCACTTTCCTTCAGAATGATGATATTCAGGAGTTTCATGAACTACCATCGCATATTCACTAGCCATTTTACCTGACTCTGGATTTCTCTTATCATTAGCTCCGCCATAACCTACTGTTATACTAATACGATTACCTATCTCCTTAGGATCTTCAATATAACCAGACGTAGATAATGCACCAGTATCTAAAGGAACCTCTAAAACGCTTTGTGACATAACACCTTTAGCAGATTCTATTAAAGCCTTTTTTGCTCCTGCTTTAACATTTATATCTACCTTAACTAAGTTTTTCATTATATGTTCTAAAGCATTAGGATTCCAATAAAACTTTATCATAAATAAACCACCACCAAATCTAAATCCCCATCCTCATCATAGAATTTATTAATACTTTGAATCGGTCTATAACGACTGTCAACTTCAAAAACATCTCCAAAATCAATTGCTGCTTCAGTTGCATTTTCACCATCAAGATATATCTGTTGATTAGATAATACATTCTCATTTTTATCGTTTACAACTTCTACAACTGTACCATGGATGTAGCAAGCAAGTTCTTCTGCATCATCAAAAGTATCTTGCCCAAATCCATCCATAGACAGTTGTTTCTTATAGTTGACTGTTTGAGTCAACCAATCAATAAAATAATCAATTGTTTTACCCATTTAAATCACCTTTTATTATCCATCATGCCTTCTTCAAAGACGGGTTGTATTAAATCGGAATCATTCTCATATATAGTTTCTCTAGCTTTAGAGATACCACCTACATATGGTGTAGCAAATGCAACAGCTCTTCTTCTTAAGTTTCTAGCCTTTGTTGCATAATCACTAGCTAACTTATTCATCTCTACTTTAAGAGGACCCATAGTCCTAGTAGCAGTATCAGAATACTTGGCCTGTAATTGTTCACAACATCTGGCCGAAGCACTAAATGTGGAATATTCCTGATCGAGAGCATACTGAATTTCAGCATCCTGAAATTTAGGTTTTGTGCTATCTATATCATTTATTTCCCATCGAACAGCTTCAATTTCACTTGCTCCTGGATCACCTGTCCAAGTAAAAGCCATTTAAATCAACCCTTTCTTTTTTATTATTCCACAATATCGTTAAAGAACACACCAAGATCAGAAGCTATAAGCTCTATATCATAGGCCATTTCTCCTTCTATCCTAATAGTTCCTATACCTAATAGATCCATAGGTAGTTTGTACATTCTATTACCAAATGCTCCAGCACCTTCAAGACCTGTCCAAGAGAAAATGTATCCAGCGGATGCTTTTCTAATTCCAGGTGACGGTTCTGTATAACATAGTAACGCATGCTTACCCATGATAAAATCAGTATCTTCAGTTGCACCAGTAGCGGCTGCATTAAAGACAGCTGATCCTACAAGAACTCTATCTACATCAAACATCTGAGCTAACAGCTGTGGTGTAGGTACAGCTGGTCCTGCTGTATATCTAAGTAGATCTCTTACTTCAGCATTATCTCTTAGTGCCACAAAAGTATGTGGACCAAGTAGCAAAGTATTAGGTCTCTTACCTGTAGCACCTAACACATTTAGCTGTGCTGTAGCTATATCCTCTATCGGTGTTGAACTCGCTGAACTCCAATATATTAAATCTGTTCCAGCAGCAGCGGCTGCTCCATCATATTCAGTTCCCCAGATTCCGGTTGCGAAGAACCTTGCCTGGAAATCAATCTCCCTCTTAAGTATCAATTTCTGTGATACATACTCAGCAGCATCTATATCTGGCTGAAGCGGGCTATCAGAATTCTCTCTTTCTGTAGGATATACGTCCTTGTGGAACGCATATATATTACAGTAATAAGGATCGCTAGATACATTGTATCCACCACCCTTAGATTCTGCTCCATATTGTCTTATAGCAGCTTCATTCCTTAACATATCTGCTCTGGAATAAGTAAAGTATAAATCTCCTTGTTTCTTTACAGGAACAATCGGAAAGACTTTATTAGCTACCATTACATCTTCACCTTGCATGTAAGCTACACTCATATTTGTCAATGGTGTATTTACATGTATATCTCCATATTTGGGATTTCCCATTATTAATTCACTCTCCTTTCTTTAATTAATTAACTTTCGTATTCTTGTCTTATTATCAGTAAACTAAATGTTTCACCATCTGCACCACATCCAGTAAGTGCCATTCCCGCAGCTGTACCAGTAGTTTGTGTAATAAACTTACCACCAGATTCTGTAGAAACCATAGCACCTGCATTTATAACAGCTCCACCAATTGCTTTAGTTATTCCTGCAAAGCAAACAGTAGCGGCTTCCTCATCATCAGGATCATTTTGTAATACTCCCAATATTGTAGCTCCTGCATCGGATGCAAGTAATATCTCCTCACTTGAATTCATATATACAGGATAATACTGATAATCTTCTAAATCCTGACCGGCTACAAACGCCTGATTTACTAAATTAGCTTCATATGCCATACTCATACTTCATCACCTCCTTTATTCTTTCATATACTTATTAGGATCACTTTCGTAAACCTTTGTCTTTGCCTGTTCTTTTGTAAGTTTTGAATCAGATTTCATAAACTCTTCCGCTTTTGCATCTACCTGATCTTCAACAGACTTTTCAACAGGATCTTTACTAGTCCCAATAGCCTTTATAAGCTCAGAGCCTTCTAAAGCAGTATTTACTGCTTCAAATATACCCTTTACTAGACCTGTAACTTTTTCATCACCATCTATTTTGGAAAATATTTCGACTATATCCTCCACAGGTGAACCCATATTAGGATAAGCTTCTGCTTCTTTCTTAAGCTCTACCTGTCTTGCCTTTTTCATCTCTTCATCTTTTTCTTTCTTAAGCTTTATAACTTCCTTAGCATCCTCTTTAGCCTTTTTCAACATCTCCTGAATCTTAGGATCCGCAGATTTAATAAGCTCTTCATCAGTTTCCTCAACAACTTTTTCTACAATAGGCTCTGCTTTTTCAAGCTCGTCAACCTTAGCTGTTAATTCACCATTAGTTTTTATTAGCTCCTTGTTAGCTACCTCTATATCTGGTAACTTATCTAACTCTGTTTGAATTACTCCCTTATCTTCCTTAGAAAGTTCCGCCATTATCTCCTTTAAATTTTTCATATTAACACCTCCTTTTTTCTTAAACATTATCACTTCGGCTTCGGGGTTATCCCCTGAATCAACCACCGAAACGAATTTTATAAAAAAATCTTTTAAACTTTTTAATGTCTTCTTAGCCATCTATTCCACCTCCTCTACTAATTCTTTAGTTACTGTACCATAAAAACTAAACATCGGATGATTCATTTTCTTTATCTCCTCATAATCATTATCATCAGGAAAATAAAATCCCATCCAAATAGCTTCAGGTACTATACCTTCTGGTATTTTCATTTTAGCCATTTTTTCCTTGCTAAATACCATACTTTCTACTAAATATCCTTTGGCTAACAAATCATGTTGATTATCAGCCTGCCTATATGCTAAATTATAAGCATAAGTAGCAATTTCTAAATCTTCAAAATTCTCGGCTTTTACAAATTCACCAGAATGATCAATAACCTGAGTACCATCAATTCTTTCTCTGGAATAAGCCCAACCAAAAATACAGTTATTTTCATCTGACTTAATCAACACTTCCTGCATTTTAACCATAGATTTGGCTTCTTTACCAAGTAATTTTATAGACTCTGCATCAAAACGTACGCATACTACTGTAATAGCCTCGTTTTCTATAATATATTCTATTGATATGCCATTTCCAGAATAATCTAATAATATATGTTCCAATTTGTCGTATTGATCTTCAGACATTTGTTTAAATACAAATTGCCAACTTCTATCTTCAAAAAAATCAGCTATTAAATTATATTCAGTAAGCCATTGAATAGCTTCTTCATATGTCCATCTTTTTTCTTCATAGGACTCTATAGCTGCTATATCAGCTTTAGTTAATTTATCTTTTTTTATTAAGTTTAATAGTTTACTCATTTATTCATCCCCTTTCTTATTTTTATCTATCCATGTGGTGTGGGCGGTATATATAAAAATCTAAATCCCATATCAATTATTGATACGCTATCTGTAAAGTCATCATCATATTCTTCTTCTATCTTGGAACCCTTCTCCATAAAGCAAGGGTTAGAACTTAGGTTGTCAAATTTAACTGTTTGCTGTCCTTTAGAGATAGTGTTGATTGAGCAAGTCCTTGTCATGTTTGAGTCCTCAATATAGACGTTAAATGTAGAACCGAACCCAGGAGCTGCATCTGCAGAGTGTCGCATATTTATAACATAGACATCTTGGGTAGAATATACTGCAAACATCAAATCATGGTTTGCGCCTAATAGTGTTATGGCTGTCGCTTCATCAGGTGCTGTAAATGCAAAGCCATTCTCATAGTAGTCATAGCTGTTGGTGGATATCGGGCCATAGATGCTTACATCTGTATCAACCCAATTTATCGTAATCGCATAATAGTGGTCTACATTTAAAAGAACATTAGCAGGAAACTCTAAAGCTACCCCCGCCACAAAGTTATGCAAATGGTAAGTCCTAAATCCACCTAGTAAGTCAACCTCATCTTCTGATATTTGTTTACCAGTAATACCTAGATCTCCTAATGTTACATACTGTGTACCATCATCAATACTTGTTGAGCCTGTTGGTATATCCGTACCCATGTCCCATAATCTTACGGTTACAGTTCCGGGTGCAGGTATAGCTGTCATTAAATCAATATACGCAAAGCCATCTCTCTTCTTTTTATCAACCCTAAATCCTATCTTTGTAATAGCGGTTGCGTCTGTTGCAACAACCCCGTCCTCTGTCATTTCATCTACTGCTATCTCAACTTGTGTCCATACATTTTTATTATCCTGTATCATGGCTGTACTTCTGGTATTAGTGCCATCACCTATAAAGAAACTTAACTTAACATCTTTATATTCTTTATTTGAATAAAGAAAGATGCTACCTGTATAGCCTGAATAATCAACTGCTGGTGCTAAAGTCCTTATCCATTCATCATCTACAGCAGAGGCATTACCCATATCTAATTCCATAGACTTAGTGCCTTGATATACTATCGTTGTTTCTATAACAGGTAATTCATCATCAGCAACCCATACAGCTTGTAATGCTGCGTCATCAGCGTAAGTATCAAAGTTATCAAAGACAGTACCGCCTGCACTTTCCATAGCAAGGTCAATAGCACTTATATTATCTTGACTTGTCTTAAATATCTGGCCTACTATCCTAGTTGTAGTGTTTACCTCTGCCTGTATTTCCCTTGAACTTTCAGCGTGTTCATTGAGTATCTCAGGTCTTAACCTCATCTTGTTGAGCTGACCCTTTTGGATATTAAATAACTCACTAACTCCTGTTTGTTTATTATATGCTGCAGGTACACCATTAGCTTCAATGGTTCTCACATCATGGCCATCAGGTAACTGTTTAGCAGAAGTTGCCAATCCAGTTATAGGTGATTGTTCTTCAACAGGTTGTGTTTCTGTTAGATCTGCTTTCTTACCCAGTTCTGTTATTACATCATCCTGTTTAACACTTGTAGCCAATCCAGTTTCAGGATTAGTTGTTGGATTAGATACTGTAACTTTATGGTCATCAGGTAATTGTTTAGCAGAAGTAGCAAAACCAGTTATAGGTGATTGTTCTTCAACAGGTTGTGTTTCTGTTAGATCTGCTTTCTTACCCAGTTCTGTTATTACATCATCCTGTTTAGCTTCTTTAGCCCCTAAAGCATCATTAACTGGTAATTTACCATCTGTTAAATCAAGATAATCCCCATCTTCATCTGTTATAAATACTTTCCTTGGGGGTCCTTTATAATCATCATCTGCCATAATTAATCACCCTCCTTTTTTATGCCTAACCATTTTTTAAAGAATTTTTTCATTCCAGCTTCTTCATAAACCTCATTAAACTTTGTTTTATCATCAGTTTCATGCTCTGCACTTTCACGACCACTTATTGGTTTTGTTTCTTGATTGGCCTGCACTTGTGCTTCTGCTTCTTCTTTTTGTTTCTCTTGTTCGGCTTTTAATTTTACTTTATCCTCATCGCTTAATATTGGTATTCCCATGGCAGCTCTGATAAAATCTTCAGTCTGTTCATGTGGGAAGAACGGCATACCCATTTCTCCAAATCTCTGCATTGCATCAGATAATTTAGCAATATCTGGAGCTTCAATTTCTCCACGTACCAATTCTGGATATTTTGTATATCCCCTGAAAGTATTAAGCTTCATCAATTTTGGTATCGCTACAGTATTTATAATATTCTTAATATTATCTGCCATAGCTTCAAGACTTGCACCAAGTAAATCTGTCTTAGTCTTAGCAAGTGCAAAACTACCACTTTTTTCATGTCCCATCATTATTATATCTGCCAGTACTGACATAGCTATAAGTCGATCATAACGACCAATTATTGCATTTGTATCAAATGATCTACTTGACTTAGTGCTCATAAGCTCAATATCAAAAGTATCTGGTATTAATACTCCTTCGTTCTTATCTCTACGTATATTTGATATCATTTTTTCTAAACTAGCCCTAAGTGTTACTGCATCTGGGTTATCTTTGTTAAATATATCTAAATCTACTGGTACTTTAAGAACAGGAAGTCCCGCTAAATCTCTTTCTATACCAATGCCTTCTATTTCTTCTATCTTCTTTTTAAAGTAATAACTACGATACGCAGTTCTCAATAGAGACATACCTTCAGGATTATTCCTGTAAGATTTAGTCCTAAACAATAAAGATTTCTCGTATGGTATTACAACTGGAGATACTTTAGCATTAACTGCTACCTGTTCCATACCAATAAGCTTATCTGGGTCATCTCGGTCGTATACCCAACTATTCCAACTAGCCTGACTCCTAATAGGAAGTTTTGCCCATCCTACTCTACCGTCAGGGTACTTGGAATTTTTGTCACTACGAATCTTATATACTATCTCATGCCATGACCAACCATAAATAAACATTGATAATGCCTCACTTATAAAATCCATCCATGAATGTTCCATATCACCCATACATTCCTCTACAAATTTGGCTACTGTCTTATCAACTAGCTTATCTCCTCCTGGTTTTACAGACCAAGGAAGTTTTTTCATCATAGAATCAAAAAGAAATAAGATACCACCTATAGTTGCATCATTTGAAGACATCTCTTTATATACTGCTAAACAATCAGGCATACGCAAATTAGGTAAAAATTCCTCATAGACATATCCACCCATACGTTCAAGTCCAACAGAACCAATATAACTAAACTTACTAGTATTAGTTTTGGTTTTATCTAAATTTTCATTTATACTTCTGTCGCTCATAATTTACGCTCCTAAATATTTCATTATAGCCGCTCCTAGCATTGCTGAGCAAAATGATATTATTCCCATACCTGCATACAACTTAACTCTTATACCAATTACTTGAGGTTTTATTTCTACCATATCATTCTCTAATCCGTCCACTTTTTCTTTATACTGTGGAAACTCTTCATTAACTTTATCTATTGAACCATTAATTTTATCTAATCTTTTACTTATACCACGTACTTCTGTAGCTACTATTGCTAATTTTTCTATAATATCTACATTACCTATTCGTCTTTCTTTTTTATCCACTATCCCCCTTTTATGAGTTTTGCCAATAACTTTGTGTTTCTTCACCTACCGCAGTAGGTATTACCGAATATGACGCAAAATGTGAAAGCTTATCGAAACTACCACTTAAGCAATCAACCTGATCCTTAATTTTATCATCTGGGAAAAAATCTACTTCATCTAAGAAAGCGTCATTCCATATTCCTTTAAGTAGTTTTATACGACCTTGACCTGCTGTTGACGATACCCTTAAAGCTCTGGTTATTTTTGATCCTGTTTCTCGCATACCCCTAAATGAATAACCTCGTAATGCTTTTTGATAATCTAATATTACCTTTTTTCCAGCTGAACCTGGTTCTTCCTCCATCCATACATCTACATTACGACCATCTAATTTTGCTACTTCTTTAATCTTTAGTTCTACCACATCAGGTGTTTTTTGTAATCTAACTATATCTTCTATAATAAATAGATCATTACCAAGCAGATCTGTGTACTTGGCCATTTTAAGCCCCGCTGTAAATGCTGGCATATAACCATAAGTTTTTGATACTTCTGCATCTGTTGCAGCAAGATCCCAATAACGAACTCTGGGTGTGTATCTATTTGTAGTTTCTGGCATTTTATCCAATATTTCAAACCAATTACGCTTAAATATCTTACCTCCGCTAGTTTTTGTCCAATCACCATTTAGTAGTTGTGCTTTTTCTAACGGATGTAATTCACTTAAGCTTTCAACATATGATTCTTTATCCAACGCAGGATTATCATCAATAACAGCCGGTATGTATATACGTCCTTTAGCTTTGTCATCATCTATGAAACGTTTTTTTACCCACAAATGTCCAGGACCTCCTGGATTACTAGTTGCTCTCGTGCGTAATGGTACTCCTATATCCTTCATATTTTTGAGTATTCTTACTCTTGAGAAAAGATATACATAATCATATTCCTCAAAATGAGTAAGTTCATCAAAACCTACAAAGTGAAAAGCAGCTGATTGATAACGAAGATGATCATTAGAGTTATCCAAATAACCAAAAGTTAGTTTAGCTCCACTCTTAAAGGTGTATGTCTTAGCATGACTTGACCAATGAACTTCTTTAGTTACTCTAAATGGTTGCAACCATTCTGCTGCTCTATCCATCAATGCTTCAGGCAAAGTCAACTCAGCAAAAGTTCTCCTAAATAATATTGCGTTATACCCAGGTGTATCAACGTACTGAAGGCTAGCCATTAATAAAGCGTCAGATTTGCTCTCAACCTCCCCCAGCTGCTCCACCATAAAAAGCTTCTCGGCAATTTAAATTCAAGAACGCAGCTTGTTTAGGATAAGGCGTATGGGGAATAAATTTAGTCATTTTTGGAGTTAATTGTTTTGTGAGTTTTTCTCTTTCAATTTCACTCAAATCATTTACTATTAATCTACTTATTGGGCACCACCTCCTTTAATTAGGACAACTATAAATATTGCTTAACATTGACTCTAACGATATTATTCGTTCTTTATACAATTTAATAACAGTTTTCTTTTCATGTGTATGTTTAGTAACTAAACCAAGATTCTCAATTCTATTATCATCTTTAATGCCATTTAAATGGTGCACTAATTCATCTTTAGTTAAATATCTACCTAAATGTTTTTCCATTACTAATCTATGTTCTCTTACATATCCCCTATGCTTAGTACAATTAGGATGTTTAGGAGAGTAAATCTCAACATAACCGTAGGCGGTTATACTACGTCCACCTTTCCAAGTAGGATGATTTTCGCCACATTTATTAATGCTCTGCCATTTACCCCAACAATCACAATTACAAAAATGATGTTCTTGTTTTCTTTGATTAATTCTATCAACAATGATAGATTTTCCACAAAAATCACAATTAAATTCTTTCATGTCTTTCCTTTGGTATAACCTATAACAAGCAACACTACAAAAATCATTTTTAGACTTATTTTTATGGTTAGCCTCTTTTCTAAAATATCTGCCACAACTAATACATCTACAATTACTCCTTTTTATTGTTTTCACCATCTTTTTCTCCTTCTACCTCTTTTTTTATTGGTTCGCTAACAGCCTCTATTACATCTGATTTTGCCTGCACGCTAACTGGGAGCGCATTTGCATCACTTAGGATATCTACCATTTGTTGCATGTAATCTCCATCATTTATACCTTTAGCTGTATTCAGGTTCAAAGTCTTACTCTCGGATTTTATATTTATTACTTGAGCCGATGTAGTCTTTTCTTTGTCTGGTTTTGGCTTATCTCCAGGCAACCCTAATGACAACCTTTGTAATTTATATCCTTCAGAAAACAAACTTAATATATCTTTTGGTGATACTTTATCAAACTTTTTTTGATCCATATCAGTAAAGTACTTTACACATTTCTCAAAAATAGTCTCGGCAGCAGTTTGGTGCTTTGTCTCCATGAGGGTAATCATCCTGTCTTTTTCCTTCGCAATGAAATCAATGCGAAACGAATCGTACATCGATGCCCTATTTTGCCAATGATATACTTTTGATATAGCATAAAGTGCTTTACGGCTCAATCCCGTAGTCTCTTTTAAGTTTTCAAATGAACGTTGGTATCGCCTGATAGGCGTGCCATCATCAGCAACTTTATTTATTGCTGTATACTTTTGTTCTCTATATATCTTAAATAAACGGTAGAAATCTAAATCCTCGCAATCAATTCTTTCCCAAAATGGCAATCCATTAACTGCCGGTATTCCATCTATGTACTCAAACTGTATAGTTGCTTTAGTTAGTACACTTTCTGGTATCACATTAGGATCTTCGTCCGTTTTTGTTACTGCCAGTAAATAATCAAGTATTACCTGTGCGTCAATATAGTAATCACTGCTATTTATTTTTGCCTGTTCACCATTGACAACCTGTCCTAAACTTTCAAGAACTTTTATTTTGTCATTTGATACTTCAGGCATTTCTGTTTTTATTATATTGGTCATTTGTTCAAATACCCTTTTAAGTAAGAATATCACATGTTTCAGGATTTGTCAAGGCTTTTATTAATTTCTTTTATTTAAT